AGTCGTACCCTGCGAGGTAAACCCACGGCCACGCTCGAGACCGATTAGTTCAACCAAGATTTCTCCACTTGGATTAGAAAACTCCATTTCTGCCTGTTCAGTCCACTGAAACTCGAATCGGTTCTTTGTTGTAGGATAGAGACCAGTTTTAAGAACTGAAATGAAAGGCTGACCATAGTCTCCCTGAATACTTGTAGAGATTTCACTCAACCTACTGTCTCCTGTTGCTATTGCAAGCAGCTTAGGAGAGCTTGTCGTTGTCGTATATCGGAGGAATCGTTTGAAGCCTCTTGTAAATGCAGTAGGAAGCCACGCTTTTCGTTCTGTGTCAAATACCATAGTTGTATTATTCGTTGTCGCCCCTACAGGAACAGAGAAGTACACCTTAGCGTCGAAGTATACAGAACAGATACCTTGTTCCCCCATAGTTGAAATCGCTTTCACTGATGGGCGGATGTTTGCAGAGCTTTCGTCAGTCGAAAGAAGGTTCAGGAACTGAGCCCTGGCGCCAAGGTTGTAGAAAGCCTGCGAGTTATAGAACATATAGTCGTTAAGAACGTTTACTACTGAACCAGGAGATGGCGTACCTCGTGAGCCAGGTAATTTATAGGCGCTAGGTATGGTAACTGAGACGTCTGCGATAGTAAGAACGTCGAGCGTCATTTGTAGGACACAGCCCTGGCCGTCAGCACTTGTACAGAATACTGTTGCTAGTGGCGTTCCTTTTCCGTCACGGTAGTCAATTACCTGTGTTGGGATGAACTTTCCCCCTGGCGACCAGTCTAAGTAGCCACCGTCATAGGCGCTAGAGAATGCTCCCAAAGGAGTTTGTCCAGATGTAAACCAGATACGGTAACGATTAACTGTATCGCGTACACCATACATACGTGAGCCAACGTTTACTAGCTCTTTGACCTTAGGCCCTGTCGCAGTTGAGTCGGTCGGAGCAACAGTGCTTGGAACTGGGATTGCGGTTCCATCATCAATAAATACTGCTGTGGCCCCATCTACTGCTGGCACAGAGCTAAGGTAGTAGAAGTTCACGTTGTCTTCGCTGAGATATACATCCCAACGAGTCTGTGTTGGAACGGCAACGGGAGTGGTAAGCGTGACGTAGTTAGTTGTAGACCAAGCACCGCGAGACAAGTTAGAATCAACCGTTCCTGTATTAACTGGAGAGGCAACAGAGAATCCTACTGTATTTACACGGGCAATCTTGTAGTAGTAAGGGATGCCCGAACCCGTGAGACCAGTCTCGGCAGCCGAAGGGGCCCCTGGCGTGACGAGAGTCGTGTATCGAGTAAGAACGGTCGTGCCGTTATAGAGCGTGATGTCGTCTGTACCATTTGTTAGATACAGCAGGTTGTTGTATTGGTTCATGTTCACTTCTATGCCAGAAGTCATCGTATACCCCGTACACGCGGTCCACGTCGTACCATCGTTAGTTGAGCGGTATACTGTCCCCCCCGCAACAATCACTAAATGAATCGCGCCAGCGTAGTCAAAGTATGAAAAACCATCAATTGGCTGCCCATTAGGCGCAGCTGTGCCAAAGTAGTCTACTCCAGGACGAAGTGAAGGTTGGCCATCTTCCACAAGGAAAATGTTGTCGGCCTGCTCAAGTGCATCAATTGGCAATCGAGACTTGTCAATCAAACTAATGACACCTTTCTTAAATGAGCTAAGTGTCAAGTAGTTAGGCGTTGCAAATCCCTTTGGCAAGTCGTCTTGTAGGTTCAGAGGCATTACTAGATACCCCAGGCAGTATCGCTATTATCGGTTATCGTTGGAGGATTTGCCCAAGACCCACTATTATTGTCTAGTTGCATTAACTTAATAGCATTCTCAGAGTCACGAAGAGCGCTCGAGTAGTAAGGGTTTCGAGCAGCACGGAACTGATTCGCGAGCATACGGTGAACGATAAAGTAAGGGTTCCTCATTTCTGTCGTAGAAAGACCAGTCGTAAATAGAGTTGGAGCTTTGTAGTAATCGTACTCAATAAACATACCCGCCAGTGCATCTTGTGGTGCAGGGTTGAGGTGAAGTTTATAGCCTCGGTAAATAATTTGATAGGTCGAAGAAGCAACCGTCTGGGTCACACTAACCTCGAGAGTTGTGGCGTTTGTGAAAGCCGTAATTGTTGCAGACTCACCTGTATCAAACTGGAACTGCATTCCAACCATGGTCGCTGTCCAGGTTGTCCCTACACCTGTCACTGTAGTCCCCGTCTGAGAAGCAGTGCCAGCGTTATAGTAGATAGGGCTTGAGGTGAAGTATGCGTAGGTTGAGTTATCAGTTCTAAACTGAGCTTCGTGCGGCTCGATAATAGGATAGATTTGTTGGGTAGCACCAGTAGGATTTAGGACACGGATTGCCCCACCAGCCTCTTTAAAGTTAATTGGCGCATTATAAATAGACTGGCCAAGTACAATAGTCTGGTCACCAGACCCATCAGTACGGTTAGTGTCAAATAGCTCGTTCCAGTATGTGGCGTCATAGTTAGCCCAGTAATTAATAGCCTCGTTAGCAAGGCGCATGCCAACTAAATATTCGTCGTCTGTTTCTCCTGGCACATCGTAGTCTGCACGGAACTGACTGTAGTAAGCCGTGAAAATCTCTGAGTAGGTCATTGATTGTGTGTTTGCCATGTTTGTATTTACCTTTTTCTTTAGTTTAACACTATGTCAAGCTTTTCTTAATACTAACTTTTGGCTTACTTTTACCTTGGCTAGAGACTTTGTACTTACCAAGCTTTGCAGCAACAGCCTTGCTCTTCTGCACAGAAGGTACATCTCCTCCCGCATTGATACTGACGGCATACTTATAGGCGTCTGCGGTTGGGTTCCCGCTCTTACCACTTCCTGACTTGCTGGCTTCTTCTTCAAGAGGCTTAAGCCCGATGGCAGCACGCTCTGAGTTAGTGAAGCCATCGCTTGACTCCCAGTATGCCAAAACATCTGGGTTTGCACGTAGGAAACGAGAGCGGTCACCTGTCCCACCTTGTAACGTATAGTAAAAGTCTAACTTAGATTGTAGCTCAGGAGTTGGTGATGGCTTCTTCGCTCCGCTGAACGTCTTAGGGTCGGTATCAGAGGCGGTGTTATCTTTCTTTATTGAGTCGTAAAAACCATTCTCTGCCTCGCGGAAGCGGTCATACCATGGTTCATCAAGGCCAAGTGAAGTAAAGAGTGAGTTGCCATCACGGTCATAGGTCTGTTTACCAGCATTGAGCATTTTGGCTTGGCGGTAGGCAAGCACCTTCTGTAGTTGGTCGCCGTTAAGGTCAAATATAGGGTTTCCTACTTTGCCTTGTTCACGGTTCCACTGGTCAAGTTCTTTCTCTTTAGTGACAACCTCAGGGTCTGAGAGGTAGATACTTGCTTTAGTAGCGCTATCAAGGATACCAGGCTGGTCGTTCTTCTTGTGTAGCGCATCAAAGTACTGTTTGCTCTTACTGTTTGTGAAACTAGACTTAATACTATCAAGCTTCTCGTAGTACTTAGAGGTGTCAGTCTGGCCGTAACCACCGCTCACCGTATCCTTAAAAGTTTCACCCACTGTCTTTAAAGGGTTCTGGTCTTTATTCTTAACAATCTTACCTGCTAGCCCAAACTGGCTAAGAATCTTATCGACCTGTATAGGTGAAAGATTGTTCCCTGTTAGCCCTGCAAGAAACTTAGCGGCATCGCTAGTAGACTCGTAAAACTGGTCTCTCTTAGCCTGGTCCTTCATGTCTCCCTGAATAAGGTCCTTAGGGTTAAGTGGGTCGCTCTTTGGGTCCTGCCCAACAACAATTCGCCCTGTTTCAACAAATGGGTTACTGCTTCCTCGTAGTCCGCCAGTAACAAAGTCGAAAGCATTTACAGCTACAGACCCAAGACTTGTTTGGTCCTGTGCCGCTTCCTCGTTGAGCTGGTCGTAAGTGCCGCGCCAAAGTGCCTGGTTCAGCGCTCTAAACTCAGGTGAAACTGGAACCTTGATGATGCCCGACCACTGGCCTGTTTTAGGGTCCTTAGAGGCACCAGGGAGTACGATAGTGTAGTTATTATCAAGATTGTAGGTAGACTTAGAGTCAATCTGGTCTTGGTAGTACTTCTGTCCCTCTTCGCTCATCATAGAATAAGTTGTCGCTGCTACTGCTGGGCCAACTACGCCTGCTGTAATTGTAGTGAGCGCTACACCTGGATTGCGTTTAATACCCTGCAATAGCGAGCGTGTACCTGCTATAGAGGCTGAAAAGTAAGGTAGAGCCGCGTTCATCTCCTTAGCAAGCGTCGATGCGCGGATGTAGTTAGGAAGAACGTTATTGTACGCCCAAGCGGCTTCAGTGACAGCCTGCTCGGCAGTCTTGCCTTGTTTTAAAGCCTGTTCGTAGTAAACTGTTGCGTTCCTTTCACGTGAAACACGAGACAATAATCCACCAATCTTATCAAGTGACTCAATTGCCGTCTTAGGATGTGTAAGCCCATACCCAACCTTAGTAAATATGTTCTTTTGAGCAGCGATGGCGTCAGCAGTAAGGTTAGTCTCAATCGGAATACCTGAGAACATCGTCTGGTTTGCGCCTGCAAGGTCTAACTCGCGCCGAAGTGGATTGTCAGGGAGGAAGCCCTTTACCAAACCTTTAACGGCAGTAGGACTAAATACTGTCTTAGCTCCGTACTTTGAGTTGGCGATGCTAGGCAGGATGTCGTAAAAGACGAACGACTTGATTGGGAAAACAACGTTTGCGAAACCCGTCCAAGCAGTCTGGAAGACACGTTGTGCAGAGATAGCCCAGTTTACTAACTGACTAGCCTTTCTTGAGTCAAGGCCCTGCATAAGCTTTGCTACATCAGGGTGAACTTCAATCTTATAAGGTTGGCCATTCTCGATGCCACTAATGACCTGCTTCCCTGTAGTAGGGTCATCTTGTAGCTGGGCGATTATGTCTTTATTGATAGTCTTAGCATCGTAAAGTTTCTGTCGTTCTGCAACTAGTTCGGCACGGCTGCGAGAGTCTTTGGTGCGTGCAATCCGTTTGTCGAGGTCAGCAATTGCAGCGTTAATCTCTTTTTGTGTACTTCTTACCTCTTTGCGGCCTTCTTTATTGCCTGCGCCAACTATTAACTTGGCGTTCTTTTCTTCACCAGATAGCACGCGCTTGGCATAAATATTTGCTGCTTCTGCCTGGTTGATTTGCTTCTCGGTTGTCTTAGCACGATTGATAATGGCATCGAACGTATCGTCGATAGCAAGGTCACTGTTTGCTTGTAAGTCTTGTACAATACGTTGGCGTCCAATTGAGCCGAGAGAACGGCCGCTTATTTCAGGGCGTTCAAGGAACTGTGACGTAGCACGTTGAATAGAAGCGTAGTCGTCACCGTAGTACTTCTTAAGGAAGTCAGCATCTTCTTTCTTTACAATACCAGCTTTTACTGCTCTGTCAAGGTCTTTGTTAGCTTGTGCTGCAATCGTCTGACGGTTTATCACATAGTTAGGCTTCGACGCTTCTTGACTCGCCACGGCAGCTCTTAACTCGTCGTCTGAGAATTGAGGAAGGAGTTGCTTGCTTCCCTTACTGTTTTCACGAATACGTAGGTCACGACGCATAGTAAGGTAGTTTACAAAGTCAGAGCCACCCTTGTTGCCGCCACTCTCTTGGATAACATCGTAGACGCTTTTACCAGTTGCTTCCTTGTCTTGAAGGCGACGCACTGCTATGTTGTCTGAGTTTGCAGTCTTGTTAATTGCCTGAACTAAACTTCTGCCGTCACTTGACTTGTTGTCACTTCTTTGTGCAACACGCCACGGGTCAAATGTGTCTGCAGCAGCATCTTTAAGCTTTACCACAGGGTTCTTTTTGTACTGCTCTCGTCCCATCTTTGCTTGTTGGCTTAATTCCGCAGAAATCTGTTTTGCGGTAACTGTAGGCCTAGAGTATGCAACCCCCCTGTCAGCTGCCTTCTCGGCACTAACTGACCCACGCTGGCTTACCGTCTTTAGTCTGCCCATGTTTACTTCACGTACAGGCAAAGTTTTAATACCAAGTTGTCTTGCCGCCTCGTAGCGATGTTTACCATCTTCAATACCCAGGTTCCCCTTAGAGTCCCTAGCGACAATAATTGGGTCAAGTTTCTTTCCAGACTGGATTTGCTGTTTGTACTCTTGTACTTTCAACTTATCAGGCGCACCTTTGTAAGAAGTTAATTTTGATACAGGAACACTCTTTGTGACCTGGTTCTCTGTTGCACGATATGCCGCAACGTTCTTGGCTTGCTTAACAGGACTTTGTACGAGCTTCCCCTTACCAGCTCCAAGGCCTAAGGCGCTTGTTCCCACGTCTGCAAATGCGCCTGCAATACCTAGGGCGTTCTGTGCGTTACTATTACGAAGGTCGGCTGCTGTATCTAAGCCAGTTCTCTGGCGGAGCGCGTCAGTGTTTTCATTAATTGACTTGTAAATAATATCATTGCTAACACCTTGCCTTTTTAGATTACTCTCAGCGATTGGTGCAGCGATGGCGTTACCAATTGTAAGGGCACTACTCGCAAGCTGACCAGGGAGCGTCTTGTTGAATCGTTCCTTAGCTTGTTGTTGCCCTGCCTGAACAAGGTCTTTTCGGCCCTGTGCACCAGCAATAGCGGTGGCGCCAATATCACCTAAGTAGGCCGCAGTATTTACCCCAGTATCAACCGCACCCTTAAAAACGTTACCAACTCCCTTTGCGAACTGCCCAGCCGCCTCAGGTAAGAAGTCAAAGAAGCTCTTTTTTGGTTTAAACTGAAGAGCCATGCGGCGTACCTCCTAGGCTTCGTTACGTCGGCTGTATGTAAAAATTGGTAGTTCTGATGCGAATGGCCCTGTGCCCTGTAGTTGAGCTGGTGTTTGAGCAGTGTAGCTGAAGCTTTCAGCAGGAGCCTGCCCAGCACTAAGTTGAGCGTTCGCCTTGCCACGAATGTCATCAAAGCTTGCACCCTTAATGCCCTGTACACCTTGTTGGAGTTGCCCACTGTATTTACCAAGGACACCAAGCACCTGGTCTTTAATAGACTGTCGCTCTTGGTCGATGGCGATGCGGTCAGGAAGTGAAGCATTTGCCATCGCAGCGTCAAGTGCTGAAAGTTGGTCACGTGCGCTTGAAACGATTGAATCAACGTCTTGCTCTGTCTGAAGGCGGAACCTCTCAGGAGCTTGGGCAATATCATAGTTCAGATTGTCTTGGGTAAGAGCAATGTTTCCTTGGTTAGCAGCGTATTGGTTGCCTACTTTAGAAAGTTCGCGTTGTCCTAGTTGTGAGTACGCATTAGCAATCGCTTGTGCAGCACTAGAACTGCCTGCATTACGGTTAGCGAGTAGAGTGCCCCCTGAACGAACGCCTCGTCCAACCATGTCGTTAATGTCTCGGCTACCTTGCAACTTAGAAGCTTCATTTTCAACATTCTGACGGTCAATAGCCTGCTGTGACTGAGTAAGGTTGCGAATAGTATCGAGGACGTTCTGGTTGTAGAGTCCAGACTTAGAGTTAGCAGCATCAAGAGAACTACCATAAATGTTACTCTTTTGGTTGTTAAAACCTTGGCGAAGTGCACTTTGCTGGGCAGCAACTTGCGCCGCTTGCTGCTGGGCGAGAGTCTGCGCAGGAGCGTTTGTATTGATAGACGTCTGAGTAGAGGGATTACTCTTATCAATATTATTCATAAGGTTCTGTACTGCACTATTATAAGCGTCGTTAGCAATCGGTGCACCAGTACTCGCACCCGTATTGAATAGACCACCTGTATTTGTTACCTGTTTTGTGCCAGTATTCGCTGTTGCACCTCCCGCAAAACCTTCAGACCAGCCCAACTCTGGTAGGTTAAGAGCGGTACCAATAGCGTCTAATGCATTTCCTATAAATCCGTTTGCCATTTTTATTTTCCTTGTGTTGTTTTTATCTACTCTATTGAAGTTATCTAATATCAGAATACCATAGATTTTACAAATACAATACTAGGTAAAAAACTTGAATACTGCAGTAAAGCCCATGATAACAAGTAGCGCAATAACAGCCATTGTCAAGGCGATATTAATGAGTATGAAGACGAAGACCTTGTGTTTTGTAATCACATAGTACTTGTCAGAAGTAAACTCTTCAGGCTGCGTCACCTTTTATGACTCCCTTAACAACCGTGCCGTTGGGCGCGGCGCTATTTGTCACAGAACCAAGTAAGTTAGTCGAAAGTAAGACAAGCCCTGAGAACACCTGTTTGAAAATAACGGCTACTACTGTTTTTACATTAGGGCTTATAACTGCACCAAACGCATACTGACCAGTCTCGTCTACTGTCCTGAGCATAACCGAGTCAAGGTCAATAGCGGCGGCACGCGCTGTGCCTGTTGATGTTCTATCAGAGGTCAGATAAAACGTTGCACTACCACTTGTCGTTGTTACACTATCAATCCACTCCAGCCGTTGAGCCGTCTTAAGTGTTCCATTAACGTATACTTTGGGAAGTTTGCCATCTACATAGGCGGTCGCTGCTTCGTAAACTGCCAGGTCCGCAGCATGCGATACCCGCATATTAGGGACTTTACTTACATCGCTTACCATAGGAAACTCGTCAGAAACTGCCGATTTTGGCAACGCATCCATATAAATAGTCATTACGCATACCCCACAAAAGCGACGCTACCCGTTGCTGGGGCAACTGCGCCTGTTAAGGTTGTAGTTGCCGCGATACTAATCGCTGTGGAAAAACTGATTGGAACTTCAAACGAAATGTCAGCGGCTCCTCCTATCGGGAGGTAGACCGACCATAGCGGGAGAGTCGTGCCCACAGTCACTCCCGCTATGAGAGCGTTATAGAAATGTACCCACACCGCACCAACGTCAGGGTTTTGTAAGAAGTAGCTGTAGAGGCGGCCCGAAGACGCTTTCACTGTTTGTGCTGTTGCAACCAAACTAGGAATACGTATCGTGCTTTGTCCAGTCACCGTTGCAGAAGCAGCGGTTGTAGCGTTTGCTACTGTAGCTGTAATCGTGCCAGATACAGGTACAGTACCCTCTATGACTGTCGAGAGAGGAACGTTCCGTGATTGTGGAAGAACGTTTACGATGCTAACGGGCTGAGTGACAAAGTTATTAACCTCTATGAACCCTACCGTAAAAGTAGTGCCCGATGCTGGACTAGTTGTGCCGTTAGCTGAACGAACTTGAACATAAAGCGTTGTATCTCTGTCAGGGATATTCCTCTGGCGAGAAGCCCTTTGAGTAAGCTCGACAGTGGTGGCAGAGGCGGAGAGACTATCCATGAAGACGGCTGTCGCATTCGCGACACCGAGTGTCCCTATATGGCCAGATGTTGTGGTATTAATAGTCGCCGTAGTATCACCAGAAGCCCAGCCATTTCGTTGCGTATCGTAAGCTGCGCTTGTTGGTGTCACACCGTTATAAAGAACATGATTATAATTCCATCCAAACAGTGAGCAAGTGCCCGTACCAACCGTGAAGCCCGAAACAGTGAAAGTGACGTCGTTCCCAGATACAGCGGCTATCGGGTACCTACCTGACACCTTTGTTCCCGTGCCATTTAAGCAACCTATATACATTGACTGTCCTATATTCTGAGATGTAACTGTGCTCGACGGTATCGTTACGACTATAGTAGTTGCGGAGGTAATTGAGTATGCAAGTCCATCACCAATAACATCAACTAATTCGATAAAGAAGTTATTATTTGCAATACGCTGTGAGAGTGTAGCTGAATACCTTAAGTTAAGATTTCCGTTAAAGCCACTGTTAGACCGAATAGTAACTTCTGATGCTGCCGTAGTACCTGATGTTATTACAAGTGAACCAGCTGTCTGAGAAACAGCATGTCCAGTTCCGACTGCACCTACAATAGTCATGTCTGCAGTATCGACACCATTCGAGGCAACCACCTTATCGAAACCTGCCCTATAAGATACAGAAGGCAGGTTTCTTACGGGGACAAAGGTGTCGCCTTGTTCGGGCAACCCTGTACCCGTCGGAACACTCCCGCCGCCAACTGGACTGCCATCTACATTTGTAACTTTTACCGTCGTAGGTGCCTGTGGCTTTATGCGGGTTGCAGTATCAATGCTCGATAACTTCTTCAATACTTCATCCCAGCGGTCAGGTGCCTCTGGAATTTCTACTTTTGGTATACTTTCTATAGCTTTCTTAAACTCAGCAGGTATCTTCTTCATTGCCGACTCAATGCCGCTTAAATCAACTTTACTAGATTCTACGGTGACATTGGGGGCATCTACAGAGATAGTTGGGCTTAACTCTAGTTTTGAGAGGGACTTACTGAGAGAAAGTTCTAGCTTTTTTAACTGCTCGGTAACAGGACTATAATCTGTAGGTTTCGGGTCTGCACTAAGAGTTTTAGATAGTCTCTCAATCGATTCTCTTGTATCGACAATAAGTGCACCAATCTGGCTAACACTTCTCTCTTCGTCGTCTTTCTGTTCACCAAATACCTGCAAGAAGCCTGTAAGTAGGTCAGCAACATCTTCCATTGCCTTGAGTTGGTCACGACTATTTTGCCACGCTTCAAGCTTGTCCCTCTGTTCGGAGGTAAGTTTTGTTGGGTCGAGTTGTGGTTTTTTGTTTTCGTCCATGTGTGTTTTAAACCCAGCGTAGCGCGCGTCTTACCTGTTCTGCGTCCAGTATGACTTCGTAGTCATCGACTGTCAATTTAAAAATAAGGTCTCTCGTCGCATCATCGTTTAAGTCTTTGTAGATTTTTACTCTATGCTGTAGCGATAAGTCTCTGATGTCGTAGTGCATACTGTCTCGCTGGTCGAACGTTTTATCGTTCTCACGGGTAGTACTCATGTCCTTTTTGCTTAGTTCACCAGGGGAGTACTTAAGCTTTCTCATCGTCAAGTACTCCGTAAATATGAGACTCCTTACAGAGACGGAGATTGTCTTCTAAGATGACAGAAGAGTACCGCTCAAACTGCACACGTGTTCCAGCCTTTAGACCAACGACCTGAGGCCCTACCTCAACAATAGTTCCTGTGGGGGGAAGTGACTTCCACTCCTCGACGACAAAGAGTGCACCTTGTTTTTCCTTTTCGTCATCTACTTCAATGAGGACGAAATCCTGTAATGGTTTTAACATACTCTCAGAATAACAAAGAGTCCCCTACTTTTAAATAGAGGACTTACTTTGATATGTGGATAACTAGCCGCGAGCGCCTTTTGCTTTCTTAGGGCCTTCTGGCTGTACATCTGCAGCTGGTTCAGAATCTTTCTGAGCAGCCTTGACTTCAGCTTCAGTAGCTTCAACGAAACCTTGTTCGTTGTTATCAGCACCTGCAACTTGCTTGTAAGCTGCCTCTTCGATGCCTGCTGCTTGAATCTTTGGGTCGCCAGACTCGTTACCATCCTCGTCAATAGCGTCGTAAGGGCTGTTGTGAGCGCCTTCACCATTGATAAGAACTTTATTCAACTCACCATCAAGGGCGACAAGGTCGTGACCTTTTTGTACTGGGTGGTTAATGTTTGGGTAAACGGGTGCTGTTTCGTTTTCAATCGTCTTTACTGCGTCGTCAAGCTCTTCTTGAGTTGATGCCGAGACGTTAGTTACTGTTCCGTTTTTTCGTGTTACTTGCTTTGAAACTGTCATGTTGTTTCTCCTCTATTTATTATAGGCCAGCGTTTGAGTCGCCGCTAATACCAGGCGCACCACCTGTTGTGGTTGTCGGTACAGCGAATGAACCAAGCGTACCTGCAGACATCGTACCACCTGTGAACGAAAAGTTCGTCAGTGTTTCTGTTGTTGCAGCTGAGCTGTTTGCGTTAGTGTCTGTTGATGCAATAACCAATGTTGTCGCAGTCTTAGCACCAGCGGTAAAGTCCTTGTTTCGGACTGTTAGCTGGCTGTAATCTGTGCCTGGAGTACCAGTACCGTTGATTGCAGACTTAATGTTGTCTAACGTGTTAGTTGCAGCAGCACCGATGAGGATTTCGTCAGCCGCACCCGTGAGAGTGGTTTTGAACGTGTAAACTCGGGTTCCGCTTGAACCTGCGATAGTCATTGTTTCGTTGTTAAGTGCCACACCTGTTGATGTAAGCGTTGTTGTTGGAGCAGTACCAGTAATAGCTGATGCTCGTTTTTCAAGGTACAAAACCTTCTGTTCGAGTTTGCTATCGTTGGAGATAGTTGATGGGTCTAAACCAACAGCTGATGCTCGTATTGCTAATTCGTTTCTTTGGACCAAGGTACTATCCTCTTTCTTTTTTTATTCCCTATTATAGGGCGATACTCAGACGCCTTTTTGGTGCTTTTCTCTCAGATTAATATTTGTGTGTTTGCTAACCTACACTCCTCATTATACGCTTTTCTGTTTTTTTACAAGAAAGAACCGCCCTCTCGGACGGTTTCAATCTGTAGGTTAGCATTCTCAGTTTGTAAACTAAGGTGCTGTGGTACGTGTTACCTGGACTACTGAGCTAGCGCGTTCAACGCCGACTCCCCAGATAGTGTGGAGGACAGTCTTCCAACCGATTTGGTCCACAGAGTACTCAGCTTCAAACTTAGGTTTTTGCTGAATAGCTTTGGTGATTGCTCGTTTGTGGAAGAACAAGTTGCGACCAGTAGTTGAAGTAGGAACGTTACCAGAGTGGTAGAGGTCCATACCGTATACTGAGCCAACGAGTCCGCTTTCTGGACCACCAGATACAGCTGCACCAGTTTTACCAGTTTGGTCGTATGCACTGTACTTGTTGATACCAAGAAGGTCAATCTTTGAGTTGTGACCAATGATACCGTATCGTTCGTTCTCAGGAGCGTTTGCTGCGTCGAGGTAAGCGACAACCTGTAGGATGTCAGCGTCGTCGAGAGCGGCACCAGCGGCTACAGTGTTACCTGCAGATGCGTAAAGAGCCATAAGGCTTGTATCAACTTGACGTGCAAGTGCTTCAGCCATACGTTCTTGGAACGCGCTCTTCAAGTCGTAGCTTGATTGAACTTTAGCGATGTCTTCGATAAGGACCGCAATGTAGTAGTGCTGGTCGATAGCGATTGTGACAGGCGTACCTTCAGGTGAGTCGTAGGTTACTGCTGTTGAGGCAGCCTTAACTCGGGCGTTTACTGAACCAGTGAATGGAACATTGATAACGTCACCACCATCAGTAACGAGTCCTGAACGGTCTTGTACAAGCTTTGCAGCCTGGAGTTTAGCGTCAAATGGTTGCTGAATTTCGCGAGTCCATTTTTCTTGGATGTATTGCGCTGTTTGCGCAATGGAGCGGGTTACGTTTGAACCTGTTGTTGCCATTATGTTTATCTTTCTTTTTTAATTTAAATGCGACGTTTTGTGGTACCGAGACCGATTGTCTTGCCGTAGGCGTCTAACTCTTCGTCAGACATCTGGCCCATTGGCTTGTTCAAATCAAGGCTCTTTGAGCTGCTACCATCTGGACGTAGACCAGTATTTGCAGCTTGGCTTGCGACATTCTTCACGGTATTAGCGTTCTTAATGTTCGCAATCTCCTCGGCTAGTTCCATCTGTGCTTCAACATACTCGGCATAGCTATAATTTGGGTTCTTTACAGTTCCCGTTCGAGGGTCAAACCCTACTTCTTTTAGATACTGTGAGTTTAATGCGTCTGCAACTGCTGGGTGAAACTCTGGAGAGTTTTTGTCGAGTATAGGGTAGTTCTTCTCCACCGCGGGGTTTTCAAGTTTTAAAGAAGTTTCCCATCTAATGAAGTCTGCTTGTTGCTTAGCGATTTGTGCTCCCTCTTGGAAGCGTTGTTCGCCATAGCCTTGGCGGTCTTGCTGTAGACGGTTAATAACTTCTTCGTCTGCCTCTAACTCTTGATTGTAGTCAAGTTGTTGAATAGGTTGTTGCTGTTGAGGCTGTGGCTGATAGCTACGCTCTTCAGGGTTACCATATTTCTGCAGAAGGTTCTGGATTCGCAGTTGTTCACGACGCGATGGTTGTGGCTGTTCCTCTTCGCTCTTAGCTTCCTCTTCAGGCTGCTCGGCTTCTGGTTCAGGTTGCTGCTTTTCTTCCTCTTCTGGTTGAGGTTCTTGTTCCTCTGACTCAGGGTGTTCGACTTCTTGTTCTAAGTCTCCGTTGATTGCTTCGTCAAGTTCCTCGTCGGTAAGCTTAGTTACGTCTTCATCCATATTGTCCTCTTTCTCAGACCTCGATTGTATGCGGTCGGCCATTTGTGTGTTTGTTCATGCCTCGTATAACTGCGGCAGGCCAGTATGTGTTCATAATAGAACAGCTTGTGTTTGTATGTCAATTAGAGTTTTATCTTCTTGAATATCGGCATACCTTCAGTATCGGTACCAACAAGCACTCTATCTGTTGGAATAGACTGCACAAGACGGTGCCCTTCATGTGTCTCACCAATCAACTGGTTGCCAGATAGCTGCCATTTAAAAGGCAGAACTTGCCTTAGGTTGTTCTCGATGTCAGTTTCTGTTCCGTGAGTTTCTACTTGGGGGGCAGGGGCGCCAAGCTTACGGAGAAAGTCCTCATCGGCGTGATGATAAGTACTACTCCCCATTTTTTTCTTCTTTCGCTGCGTCATCTGCAACGGCTTTCGCCTGGTCGTATGCGCCCATAAACTCTTTAAGGTCATTAATGACGCGATTTGCTACACGCCAGTCCTCAACAGTTGGTGTTTTGTCAATATCTACCTCTAGGCCCCCAGGTAAGAAACGTTGATAATACTCAATCTTAGATGTTGCCCACTCCTGTAAGCGTTGATACTCTGCAGTGTTAGTATGTGCTGCCATCTGACGTACTTCTTTTAAGTCGTCTTCTAATGGTTCTGCCACAGGTAGGTCTGTGCTATTGCTGACGTCTCCTAATAAGATGTTATTTGGTTCCATGTTCCCCCTTACAGTGCCTTAATTTCATCAATCGCGCTTTGAATCTTGTTCCCTGTTTCTTGTATCGGAGCAAAGGTGCTAGGTGCTAAGCCAAACATCCGCTCAATCTGACGCTTAATATCTTGTGGCGTCCCGTCGTCTTCGTACATGCCCATAAGTAGTTTTTTGGTGTTATCCTCGTTTTCCTTAGAAAGACGTTCAATCTCCTGCTGCATCTGTTGAACTTGTTGCTGAGCCATCTGCTCTTGTTTCGTAGGGCCTTCTTTAACAGATACAAAGTCGCTCGCGCCTGGAATATCAGCCAGACTTGCAAAAGCCTCAGCAATCTTCTCGGGGTGGATGTTAATGTTCGGGTCATCTTTGAAGATGTTTTGGAACTTGCCCATGTTATCGACAAAGCGTTCTAGCTCTTGTAGTTGCTTTGCCTTGTTAATTTGCGCTGTAGAGTTGCGACTAATATTAAATCGGTATTCTACCCCCTTGAGCTTCTTTGGGTCAATAGTAAGAGATGCTGCAGTACCATCCTCATTTAGCTTCATCTTGCCCTTCTTTTTGAAGATGTCCATCAGGTCAGGGTGTTGTCGCATAACCTCTTTAACGTCCTCAGCAAACAGGTCTACTGGGATATTTTCTGTGCCGATATTTACAACCAAGCTAAACCAGCCATCTGTAAGCTGCTCAATAGCAGTTTCAAGGTGGCGCCGTTCTGCTCCGTCACGGGTGGCTTCGGTCGCGCTAAACATTTCGATAGCTGCTGGTGTCTTTCCCTGTTGAGGGTTCAGTGTTTCTGAGCCTGGAGCGCTTGCATTACCTGTGCCATAGAGTGTTTGCAGAGACCCTGTGAGAGCGCTCTGAGCAGCCTGGTAGGTAGAAAGACCAGCAGTGTTCGTAGGCATAGGCCGAATACTGTTAGGGATTGTCTCCATAAGTACTGGGTTTGCTTTCGTTACGTCCAGAGTGTGCTTCACAACACCGTTGGTATTCACGATAATACCAGGTGCAAGGTTCCTTTTAAGTGAAGCAAAGTAGAAGTTCGTCAAGCCATCTCGTGCGAATTGCAGTGGCTTAGCTCGTTGGAAATCACCAAGACCGTAGAAGCTGTCAAACAGTGGCTGAGAGTACTTAATAACAAATGGAATACGCCCATTCTTGTGCGGGTTCTTCACGTTACGGACTTCAACACAACCGTGGTCTGGGGTGAACGTAATCCAGCGACCTTTTGGCCCTGATTCATAGCGAGTAGCAAAGCAGATGCCTTTTTTCGTGCCAGAAGGTTCACGCTTACGAGTTACGTAGCTGTCGTTATATTGGTCAGTCTCAGTAATGTCATCAACGTTCATCTCAATGATTTCACGTAGTGCAGCGCGGTTCCAGCCATCGTCTTCTTTTTCGTCGTCAATAATGTTCTGAATCGCTTTTTTGCTCATCCACACGAGGGCTGTAACGTAATCCATATCTTCAATGGATACCCTTCCCTGTTGTGGAACAAGGTTACGAGGGTTAAAGAGCCAACAATCAGGTCCAACGTATCCTGTATTACTCGTTGTCCAGTCGTAGAACATCGGCATGTAACCATATACAGAGCTGTAGTACTGCCATAGATTGAGCTTCTCCATGTAAGGACGTTGTGCGTTGGCGTTTGGCTGAATCCACTTCTGGCGTAAGATGTCCATAAATAAAGACTTGCCTGTATCGGCAATACCTACTGACACTGTCTCTCCTTCAGGAAGTTTCGCAATAACTCGGTCAGCACGGTCCCGAGCCAAGGTTGAAGCGTACGAGTCAGTAATCTTTGACTTATCAACACGCATAGAGACGGTGTCGTAGACCTCGCCAATAAGCATCGCTTCATAGGGGTCAAAGTTAATTATGTATTGTTGATGAACATCCCAGTCAGACTCGTAGTCTTTTTGGAACTTTACTGATGCAGATGTATACTCTTTGTTTTTGTTTTCAGCCATTTTTTATCCTATAACTTGATATTACTATAGTACTCTACAAAATCCCATAGCCGTTGGTCATCTTGTCCATTTCAAACTCTAGTTTATCATCGTTGTTCTGGACCCCAAACTTTAAGTGCAAGAACAAGTATCGTGCAGCATCTGGGCCGTGGTCGTTAAACTTTACAGGGATTTCACTAGGGTTACGGTTCTCTTTTTCTTCTGGATATTTATAGCTCTCCATCTCGAAAGCAAAGTTTTTGCAGTTGCTACCGATGTACATTGTTGGCTTTGGTTCACCGACAAGCTGGATTCTCGGTTTGAGTTTCTCAGTAATAAGGCCAATCCCTGTTGAGTAGCCTCGGTCATCGTTTGACTTGTTTACACCTACGACAGGGAAGTCTCTTCCCATCACTTCGATTGCGTCCCTGTTAGCGGAGTCAGCAATAAGAAGAACAAGCCGCTTATCACCTAAAACGTTCTTAATACGAGGAATAAGTGCATCAAGCGTTTCTTCCTTCCCGTATACCTCATCAACTAAGAACCAGGTCTGGTCTTTGTCTACTCCCCATAGGAGGAAGGCGGTAGTATGCCAACCGAAGTCAATTGCACCGTAGTACGTAAGTTCACCCTTCACAAGTTCCATTAAGTCGCTCGGCTTTTTCACGTGAATATCCCGACTAAAGTCTGGATAGACTGCACCTTGAATTGACCTAAACTCTAGTTCGTACTCCTGCATCCAGGTTGAAAGTGTCCCACGTTTCTCGGCATCTTTACGTGAGCGCACGATAGCTTCGCTACTGATGCCAGGGTTATCCCGCCACGTTGCCTTCTGAAAGTACCAGTCGTCGTCTTCTTGTGCGTAGTTATGCAGTTCGTAAAAGTGATTGTATCCTCTCGGCGTACCCATGAAGATGGCCCATCCGTTAGTCGTGTTGAACATAGGCTCATACACGGCCGTCCAGTTATCGGGGCTCTGGTCGGCGTACTCATCGAATATCATGCCGTGGGCTTTAAAACCACGATGCGAGTCTGCTTGGTCACTTCCTAAGAATTGTAGGCTGCTTCTCGGTTGAGTCTTATCGTGGTTGAGAACGACAGTCGTGCCATCAGGTAAGGTTAGTGGAGTATTTTCAATGTACTCAAACTCAATAATGAGGTCATTCTCGTTAGTTTTGTGAATAATTTCTTTAGGAATTAGCGGCACATACTGACGCCAGACTACATCGTGAGCTTGCTTATACGTTTTGAAGACAATGAAGTAGCGCCCCTGGTCTTTAATGGCGCTAATCCAGGCATGGTTTACAGAGAAGTACGTTTTACCAACTTGCCGCCCCCAGAACAGGACACCACGTTTAAAGCCATCACTCATGAAAGCTTTATGTGCGGCGGCCTGAACTTTCGAGGCGGCGTAGCCAGCCATCTTAGAACTTGCGGTCCATTTGGTCGAATGGCATGCGTTCTGAGTTTTGGCTTGATACTTCAAAGTAAGTCACAAGTTTCCCGCCAATGACCTCTTCTCGCCTGTTGCTCTTCTTTTCAAAAGTTTCAGGTGGGTAAAAGTTCTCAAACAACCAGTCTCGCATCTGAATGTAGCGCATCTCATCAAGGAAGTGTCGGTAGTTGTTTTCATCCACCTCTAGGCCATTCTGACGGGCGACAACGAGCGCAGACTGTGGGTCTTCAAAGAAAGTCGCACTACTAATAAGGTAGCGTCCAGCAGTTGCGTTGCCCTGAGGGTCTGTCTGCTTACGGAGTAGCTCTAGCTTAAACATTGGTTCTTTCATGTTCAGACCTTCTTTGGTCTCGTACTGACTTGTGTTAAATTCGTAGGTCAGCTCATAGTTAATCGGGAAGGCGAATCGGGCGAGTCGCTCTTCTTCAGACAACCTTTTAGTAAAGTCAGGGTAGTAGGCTGGGTCTACGATATACTTATCGGTCACTCCTACGATACGACCACCTGATACCTGTGAAACACTCTGAGTAGGGGTGTTCTGTTGGTGACTTGGCCCTTGAGCTGAGAACATAGCCTTTAGTTCTTGCACTTGTTTAGCGAGCGCTTCATAGTCGCCTTGACTATAGAAGCGCTCTGTTGAGGTCTCAACTGGTCGGGTATCGACGGGGGTAGGTGTGTCGCCTTTTGCCACATCATCAATCTGTTCTGGGCTCAGCGGTTCCGTGCCCACTGTCGTTCCATCTTCCTTAACAGCTCGGCGTGCTGCTGCGGCTGCTTTTAATCGTGCGTCGTTCGCTAATTGTTTTTCTGTTCGTGGTCGTTTTTGATTTGGCATTTGTTGTCTCCTTTATTTGTTGTCTGCGTAATCAATAAATGCGGAACTAAGTGTGACAAATGTAATTCCAAAGATAACATCTATTTCATCACTGTTAATAAAATCTTCTACTTGTCTTACCAGGTCTTCTTCCCAAGACTTTTCTGTGTTAGTATTTGCTGTTATTAGCTTTATTTTCCTCACGTTTCCTCCTTTACATTTTAAGTAACGCATCAATCTGTTGTTGGGTCATCTCCTTCTCATTAATTGAGTCACCGACAGTCAGGAACGTACCTGCTACCGCGAAGGCATTAATCACGACATCCTTGGTAATAATCGCCGCATCCATAATACCTTCGTCCTGTAAGAAGACTTCCCGTCCTGTCATCACGTTAATACCGTGGCCTAGATGATGGTCAAAACGGTATTTTTTAATGCCAGCATTTCTCAGTAGCTGGAAGTATGGAGCTTTTAAAGCTTTATCAACTGCTCTGTTGCCAGTCGGTATACTTGCAAGCATTGTCCCCGCACCAGGTACAACACCACCCTTCAAAGCCGCTCGTGCCGCACCAATCGCGTCATCTACTCTGTCTTTGCGCTCTTTGACCTGAGTTTCGTTCACCCCACCAACAATAATATGGCCTATTTTTCCTGTAAGAAGGGAGATTCTCTCAGCTTCTGTCTTTTCGTCTAACGTCGCACAATATTGCGTCGTGTCATTTCCACCTATAATGAGCGTCTCAGACTCTTTTACAATGGCTTTCTCTGCCTGACCAACGTTGTCGAGATTCGGTGCATCATTTGAAGTACGGGGGTTATATATCTGGGCGCCTGTTACTGCCTCTAAGTCCTTTAAGTAGTCAAATCCAAGTGGATTCTTCACAAAGGTTGCATTTACAGGTGACTTGGCCTTAGTGAGAAGAAGCGTATTGAGGATTTCCTGGTCTATATCATCACCTATAATGAGGATATTATTGTGGTCCGCCTCAACACACTCATTAATGAACTGAGCGTACTGCTTCAAGTTCTCAACTCGCCCATTAACGAGGAGGATAAGCGGGTCCCTGAGTACCCCAGCTTTGTCTTTGGCATCAGTAATGAAGAGCTTAGAGGTGAATCCTCCATAAAACAGGTAGCCATCTACTAATTCAGCTGATGTTTCCACCCCAATCTGTGTCTCTACCGTAATCGCCCCCTTATAGCCTGTCCCTACGACCATTTCAGTGACCACTCTCGCAATGTCATCGTCTTTAGCACTTGTTCGTGTCACATCGTACACAGCTTCCTTGGTGTGTGCAATCTTCGTTGTATGTACGTCAATAACGTCGAGTATCTTAGGCACGAGAGCATCTAACTCAGTTCTAAGAGCCATAGGGTTCGTAAAGAGACTCTTGAATCTCAGCCTTTTAATAAGTGAGTGTGCGAGTACGACAACAGTTGTGCTTCCATCCTCATCACCGTTCATCCCTTTCCCACCATCTCTCAGTAACTCAATACCATTTTGCACTGCCTTGTTTTCGTGCCAGGCAGCCTTGGCGACGCTAATCCCGTCGTGTGTGACGTTCACCTGTCCGTATTTATTCCTAATAAGAACATCTCGCCCTTTCGGCCCCATAGTAGAGGCAACTTTGTCATGTAAGAGTGATGCTCCCCTGTAAAGAGAGACTTGTGTGTTTATTTTACTCACTAACCCCATTAAAGTATAAGTTTCCTATTTAAGATAATAAAACACTTTTTATTTTTCTCTGTTTATTATCTAGAGAATACGTGTACTGCTAATGTTTGTCAAGGTCAATACTATCTCAGCCAGCAAGGAACCTTTAACCTCCTACTTAGATATTACACCCGTGTAGATACTCTACCCACTTCGTGTATATACCCTCTTAGTGCCATGTAGCTTGGAAGACAAGAGGTATGGGGGGTATGGTTCTGGCTGAAGGAATAATCACTGGTTTATTTTTATACTCATCAACGAGAAAAAGCACAGGCTGCTGTGCGATAACATGATTAGATTGTCGTGCGGTCTGTCCCTGCTGTCTTCTTAGTGTACTACCGGCTTAACACTGTCAGTCTGCGATGTACACCACTATCATAGCACATATCTTAATGTCGTAAAATGTATGTTGGACGACGCTCTCTACCTCTGTTAGCTCAGCTTAGCAGGCTGTACGTTCACTGTGCTACCACTGAGGTCAATGTTAAGCGTCACCCCATTCTTAGATTGGATGACTGTCTGTACTGCCTTGCCCATATTCCTGTCTATGATGTCTTGAGAGGCCCTGAGTGCTATCTCCTCCTTCTCACTGTCTACTAGGCCTACAATGCGCTGAGTAGCCTTAGTAACGTGTTCCTGTAAGTAGACCTGCGCCTCAGGTTTCTTGAGTAAATCGGTCATTCTACTGCTTGCTGTAGCTATTGACGCTGTTGGATGTACTTCCATGTAGGCTTTCCTTGCATTCTTAGTCTTTTGTTTAATATAGACATCTAGAATACGTTGTGAATTTACTTTTAATGTCATTATACTGTTAATACTAACTCATGTTCACCATTTTAATCAACTGCCAATAGAGCCACCTTTCCCTAGCTATTAGTGAATCAGCAGTATTAATCGTTTAATCATCTCTTTCTAATAACTAACTATCGTTCCCTTACAATAATCATTAGATACGCGGGAGATAATAACATCGCATAGACCAGGTTGCCGTTTAGGTGGCGATTAAGCAGAGCCTGGGTTTAACGTTATCATCATCTTTCCGTGACTACCTTGGCTTCATTCTTCATCTCTTTACGAGGAGGGGTTACGGCTTGTCATCTACTTTATGAAAAAACTATTTGCAATCATTCACCTGATATATTAAACTAATACATAGGAATAAGAAGATGTTTAGAACGACCGCAGCAATGCGGTTTTTCTTTACCCTTATAGATTACCCCCTACTCCATCAACTTTGGAATAAGAAGATGTTTCAGTTAGTCTTATAATACATCTTGGAGCTAGTGGTTACAACTCTAGAATAATGACAAATTTATGTTCTTATTACCTTTACTCTGTGCCTTGACCTTACTCAACTCCTCTAACTCTTTACGTATCTGCTCCCTAACCTCATGAGAGGCGTTCTCTGGCACCTTCACTACCCATACACAGTGTCGCTTCAGACCATGAGTAACACACTGTAAGACTGGTTTAATCTGTTCCATACAGGTTAGTATACATAATCTCATCTAACTTACGCTAAAAGTATTGACTCTACGTTACTGGTATGCTATTATAAGAACATCAAAGAAGCGCACACAACTTCCTTGACACAGATTAACAGATAGGACAGCAAGACACATCGAGGCGCGACACCTCAAACAAAACGCATAGTGCACCTACTGTCCTTGTTAATCAAAGTATATTACCTTAACAGATAGGAATATAGATGTTCACACAAGAAGAACAAGAGCTATTCGACGACGATATGCGCCAAGAAGGCCAGATTGTCGAACAAGAAAGTAGGCAAGCATATGTTCAAGAAGATTAAGATAGCCTTATTTGGCTGTCACAAAGAGCACATGGGCTACCGCTGCTCTCACCGTCCTGGTGAATGCGGGCCATACTAGTAAACAAATAATAGAAAGAGTGGGTCAAAGCCTATACAGGCTTATCCCGAAAGGTGGGTAAATATTATGGGTAAGAAACAAGATTTCATTAAGTCAGAGAAGCAAGCGCGTACTATCAAAGTTAAGACGATGCTTATCGGTATCACTATGTTCGTCGCCCTAGTTGGTGCGTTCGTAGGTGGCTGGTTCGTACGAAGTGACTTTGACTCTACTATCCGTCAGGAAGTAAGCTCAACAGTTCGTGACCTTAGCTCAGTAAAAACACAAGAGTAGAGCCACCGTCACCTACTTTAGAAGCAAAGACGGTAACTGTACCTGAACAAGAAGAAGTAAGCGTTACAGAGCCTTTGAAGCGTACCAGCGAGGACGAAGCAAAGGCGTTCATCTACTTCAAGGAAAGCACCAATCGAACAGACGCAATTAATCCCGAATCAGGGGCGTGTGGATTGGGTCAAGCTTTACCTTGTAGCAAGATGGGTTGTTCGCTAAGCGATTATGCTTGCCAAGACAACTGGTTTACTGGTTACATGGAGCGTAGATATAACACATGGTCAGAAGCAAAGGTTTTCTGGGAAAGGAATCACTGGTGGTAAAGGGTTATCCAATATTCACAGAGGAAAACTTTGACAAGATGTTTAAGCAGTATGTCGCCCACAAGAGAGGCTATGGTCGCAGAATGCTAGTGCGTAAACCCAGAAACGCCGAGGACTTTGCTAATATGACAGAGGGCATGTACGGCAAGCCTCTACATATGCGTATCGCCAACACGTACCGCTATGAGGTCGAAGAAGACCATCGCGGCGACGATGGGTATGCAGAGTTTCCACTTATGAGGTTATGGAATCTCAAGGTTGGGCAGTACGAAGGCATAAAGATTGCACTAAACACCACGTTCGGCGAACTGGGTACTGGTGGTACAGCAAGAACCGCGTACGGAAGCTACAAGTTAAACAGTCACAGAGATAAGTTACGGATTGAGAAGTTCTTTCAATAGGCTTCTCAACCTAGACTTGTTTCTGAAAGTATAGGGACGTAATCCCTTAACAGGATAAGAAACATGAGGTTAGGCCCGCAGTTTACGGTGCGGGAGTCATACAAACCAAATCATGATAAGGTTTGTCTCAACGGTCGGACGGGAGGATGTCGCGATGCGGAGTTGATACATGAAGCACTTCCAAGATTAAACAGGTTATAGATACCAGAGGGAGCGACCTCGGAGTAGCGCGCGCAAAATGGTTCGAGGTAAGGTAGGTGCGATTCCTACGAGGACAAGTTCCTGAATGAAAGCCAGTGCTTTCCCTCCCCCTAGTGTCTGTAACCGAGTACCTTTAAACATATAGTGTTCATGCTGCTGGGAATGAGTGGCGGAATAGGTAGACGCTAGTTAGCGCGAGCTAATAGTGTAATTTCTCTCTCTTTACGAGTCACTGATAGCACTATGGCATGCAGGGTGAATGAAACAGGTTTGGCTACGGCTGCTGTCAAATCCCTGCCTCGTTTTCGGCATTGTGGACATTATAGAAGATTGAGAGGAGTATGGAGTGACCCTAGTATCCGAGAATCCAATAGAGTATAGCGCGTGGAGTCATATGAAGACACGCTGTTATAACTCTAACTATAACCAGTCAGAATACTATTCTGGTAGAGGCATTGTCGTTTGTGATAGGTGGAGGAATAGTTTTGCCAATTTTTTTGAAGATATGGGCAAGCGACCAGAAGGATTTAGCCTGGACAGAATCGACAATGACGGGAACTATGAGCCTGGTAATTGCAGGTGGGCTGACCGTACAACCCAAGGGAGAAATAGAAGGAAATTCAAAAACAATACGTCAGGCATTACGGGAGTTTCCTATGACGCATCGAACGGTTACTGGAAGTCACACATCGCCGTATATAAAAATAAGATACAGCTCGGTAGCTTCAAAACAAAAGAAGAGGCCATAGAATCAAGAAAAGCGGCAGAGAAACAGTATTTTAGAGTACCTAACACCTAACTATTTACCTACAATACAGAATAATTAAGGAGAGATTATGGACCTAGAACTTGCTTTATGGGACTTATACCTATACAGACTAAGACGAGTAGGACGCAAGAATATGTCCTCACAGCAGCTATGGGAAGGCTGGCTAAGAGCAGAGTAACGTAAGTAGGGTATAAGGGATTCAGATGCTATACAACAATGACTTCAGTCACGACCTTGAGATTGGCCAGATAGGAGAGAAGGCTCTCGGTAATATCCTTGAGAACAAGAAGGTAGAAGTTAAGACCGACTTCATTGCACAGCGTACGGGTAACGTCTTTGTTGAGTACGAGTCTCGAGGCAAACCATCTGGTATCGCTAAATCTCAAGCAGATTACTGGTGTTTTGTTTTATCCAATCATCAAATCGTTCTTATCACCTCTGAAAAGCTAAAAGAGATAGCACGAAAGCACTTAGGCAAGTCGGTACTAGGCGGAGACAATAACACTAGTAAAGGTGTTCTTGTCCCTGTCAAAGAACTACTAATTTAAGCATTGACATATTGATGCCAGTAACATACAATAAGAGTATCAATTAAGGCGCACACACCTAAAAGGAGATAACACTATGAGCACAACACATCAAGACGTAGATGCAACCGAAGGGCACGTAGACCCATCTCTATGGCCAGGTGAAGTAGACTTCCCTGAGACATCAGCAGACCGCATGATGACAGCCCTAGAAGAACAATTAGCTGAAGATGCACTAGAAAAGGCTTATCACGAGACAGAGCTTGAGAAAGCCTCTAATCTAGAAGTCCTAGCTGAAGTTAAGAAGCGCGGGTTACAGATATGAAAATTAACGTAGAACAAATTGAGAGTCTTTACCCATTAGGCACCCAAGATGGGCTACGATGGGCTATCTATCCGTCGGAGAATAATTAAAATGGCTATAGTATTCATATTTTTAGCAGTTATCGGTGGCATGGCTACTATTGGGTTACTCATTGCAGCGGCAGTACTTAACCTCGCATGGATGATTGTCGCAGCTATAGGTGCTGGATTACTAACATGGCTGTTTGGCTACATGGTCACTCAAACGGAGCTATAATGACTACTAACGTATATACAGAAGGGAAGTGGTAATGGTCAAATACAAAATATTTCCATATAAAGATAGCTATGAAATACGACGTAAGACATCTCTATTCGGTAGCTATGAGTTAGTCGCTATATGTCGTCCAAGCTTTGATGCAATTACCCTTAGAGAAAATCGCAAGTACTTTCAAGAAATGGCTCAGCGAGCTGTATATGCCTTGAAAGACGTTAAACTCGCAGATAAGAAGGTAGGTATTAAATAATGGTTTATATAGAGGAGAAGGTATGAGCAAGCCAACTACATCAACAACACCTTTGAACCAAGATATGTGGCACAAGTTTGCTATGGGTGAAGAAACAGGTCAAGAATGGATTGGAGCAGACACAACTATTATACCAATTCGAGGCAACTTAGCTGTTACAAAAGAAGATATTGATAATGCACCAAAAGGTCATTGGGATATAAAAGCATTAAAGGAAACTCTAGAGAAGGAAACAAAATGAGTCTAGTAGACACAAAACTGCAGAGCGTAGTATATGACCACCTGAAGGCACTTCCACCTAAGGTTATTGACCACATCAGTCCCTCACAGTTAGGCGGATGCATGAGGGCTCACTTCTATGCTATCAAGCACATCCCACAGACGACGCCACCTTCACCTGGAGCACTGTTGAACTTCCAGATGGGGTTCATATTCGAGGAGCTAGTCACCAAAGCTCTCGAGTCGTCAGGGATTGAGTTTCAAGACCAACAGCCAATCAAAGATGAAGAGTTAAACGTATCAGGGACACTCGATTTCATGTTGAAAGATGCTGAGACTGGTGAGTGGGAAGTTATTGATACTAAGACAGAGAGCATTCTCGCAAGTAAGTACCGAGTGAGAGAACGCAAGACCTTCTTACAAGCTCACCCTGAGTACGAGATACAGCTAGGCACATATATGCTGATGTTGAAGCGAAAAGGCCTTAAGGTGTCTCGTGGGCGCTTCCTAGTGGTAGTAAAGGACAACGGCAGTATGACAGAACACTTTGTTGTGCTCAACCCTGAACTAGAACAGAACATCCTAGGACGCATTGAGACACTCAATGGCTACCTGAAACGTAACGAAGTGCCACCTTGTTCTTGTGAAGGGTGGAAAGTAGGCTACTGCGGCTACGGAGACGAGAAGACACAGATAGTAAACAGTACGAAGAAACTTGTAAACTCAACCTGTTGCGGAATAGATTTAATAAAGGGAGCTGTCTAGTGAAAAAGATAGTATGGTCACACCCAAAGATAAACTTTGTTATGGAGATGCCTGATGACGTCTACGAACTATTGTCACCTCACCTAAGACGAGAACGAATTAAGACAAAGTTCGTAGACAACGTATATAAACTTCGGGGCGCAGAGATTAGTACAATAATCATAGACGAATATATTAAAGGAGATAAGTAATGGATGAAGAAACAAAATATAAAGTTCGACCACTACTCATCGACTACCTAATAGCGATAGACGCCAGTACAAGACATAAGAGCCTGACCATCGGCACCAATAAAGCAGCTGACGCGTCAGACAAACTGATGGATGAAATTGATAAAATATACGAGGAGAAGAAAAATGTTAAGAAAACTAAGAAGTAAACTAGGTTCAGCACTGTTCAAGCTAGCAGCATTTATAGCCCCTAATAGGGTAAAAGTAGAGCGTATCAGCCCAAGAACTGGTAAACCAATGCGTAAGTACACTAAGAAAGGAACAAAATAGATGGATAACTTTAGCCGAGTAAACGAAGTAGTCGGGCCAGCAACTAAAAAAGACGGTACAGAGATTAAAGGTCAGGGCAAAAAAGGCCCTTGGGCGATGTTCACTGTCATCTTGGAGAACGGTACCAAACTCAACGTCTTTGGTCCAGTCAAAGAAGGAGACACTGTGTACGACTTGGAACAGAGTGAACAGTATCACACCTGGTCAGGTAAAGTGAAGGCAGCAGGAAGTACTGTCTACCCAGCTGCACCACTAGCTAATGTTCCAGACATGGGGCAACCAACAAATGCACAGGTACTAGAGGCAGTACGTACAACCTATAAGCACATGGATGAGCTGTTTGAGAAACTAATGAACGCTATTGCAGAGCTAGGTCTCGATAAAGAGGCTAAGAAGTTCGTAGACGCACAATCTCAAAAGCCAGAGGCTGGAAGCGGCAGTAATCGCGACTATACGCCAACAGCAGAAGAAGTAGACCAAATACTCGAAAGCGGCGAGCCTATTGACTTGTCAGAAATTCCTTTCTAAGAGTAACTATGACAGATTTACGATTGAAATATGGCGAAGATTACTACAAAGAGCTTCGCAAGAAGCGGAAGACTAAGCCAACAGGACGTATCCAGAACCTATCAGATGATGAAAAAAAAGCACTAAGTAAAAAAGCCCTCCAGTCTAGGTGGGGAAAGAAGGAGAAATAGTATGTCAGGGACGAAAGGTCTTTTTCAAAAGGTTCAACACTAAAGATGAAGCAATTAACTATATGAACGGAGAACAACGTGAGTGGAAATAAAATCGGTGGACGCAAAGCGGCAGCAAAGAACTTAGCAAACGACCCAAACTTCTACAAACGCATTGGTCAGATTGGAGGTTCAAGGAACACAACTGGCGGGTTTAAAGACAAAGACCTCGCACGTCGCGCAGGACGCTTGGGTGGTCTCAAAAGCCGACGCGGACCAGTCAATAAGAAGGTCGTTCTTTATAAAGACAACATGGGCTGGCGTTTTAACACGGAAGCAGGCGATAGCATCACTATGAGCAAACACTATGTACTTAAATCTCACGCTATGACTGACGCATTAGACGAAGCAACACGTCTGAAAGCAAAGTTTATCCCTTATGAGTAAGCTATCACGTAAAAAGTTGTACTACGAGTACGATAAAAACCTTCGTGAGATACGTAAGGTATATGGGGGCAAATCATGACCTACCTAAACGGTAACCAACGTATGAAGAAAATACTTGATGATAACCCAGAGCTTCGTCCTGCTGTAAAAGAAGCTAGAGAGCTTAGTTATTCAATGGCTCCAATATCACTTAGACAGACCATCGAAGAGACGCTATACGAGCACGTAACCTCTTTTAAGGCAGTGAACTACGAAGAGACTGTCGATGCTATCCTCGAAGCTATAGTATCTAGCCTTCCAGAGAAACGCGGAGAAAAGCATCCTGACTTCGGCGTGAACTGGGACTTTACAGCGCGTGAAAACTACAACCAAGCTCTAGATGAAGTCACATCAATTATAAAGGGGGAGAAGCGATGAAAGAATACGTAGGTGAGGGTATTGTACTCCCGTTTATTGAAACTAAGCCAGGGACTAAGTAATGACCTTATCACATAAAGAAAGTAAGCCATGAGTACCTATTACGAGGAAAAGAACTTCAGGCACAATGACGATTGCCAGATGAGCGGCTGTCCTGGTCATACAATGAAGTACGAGTACCAAACAACAAGCGATAGTTTCAGCGTAAAGATTGACGGCGAGTATGCGTTTAGTGGCGATATTGCAGTATTAAAAACGTTTCTCTCACTGTTGAACTACAATTATCTAGGCTTAACAGAGGTAGAGAGTAAGACATTTAAGGAGGAAGACAATGGCTAAGAAAGCACAAAGTCTTAAAGACGTTCTAGACAGCCTCATTGTTTACGCAGGTGAGGAGGGCGACATCGAATGGACTTTATCCGAGATTCAAGAAGATGCGTCGTGGGATATAGCTCATCTGATTATTGGCTATCTGAATGGTTTGAAAGTAGAGGTTCCTAAGCCTGTCTTTGGTAGTTATGATGCTATAAAAGCTGCGACCAGGAACAATGTTATTGATGAACTAATTGAAATAATCGCGGAGGGTGAATGATGCCTACAGAAAGTAACCTACACCAACTGCGAAGAGGACGCTCGCCAAAGGACGTGACTCTTAAAGATAACACCTTGACTATCAATTCGTATACTGTTCCCATCGTAAAGGACGGGAAAGTAACTTGGAGCACCTTCCTTAAAGAAAAGACCCGAGATAAGTTCTCTAAGTGGATGGGGATATTAGGATGAGTAACCTAGACCAAGTAGAAGACCTAAAATCAAAAGCTATTGATGAAATATTAAATGACTTTTGGAACGGTGCTATGGATTGTGCTTTAAGCGATGACTTCAAGAATGAAGACGAAAACTCGAATATAGATAAGCGTCAAGTCTATAAGAATAATCTTCGTTCACAAGCGAGAAATGCTATTAAGGCTCTCTACAACACAGAGGACAAACAAGGCTGCACTTGCCCTGGATACATCTTTGGTGACCACTACGATGATAGAAACCTTAGCGATATATTCATCTGTGGATGTGAAGATAACTGCCCTGTGCACATAAAGGAGAAATCATGACTTTAGCAAAACTTCCTAATGGAGAGGTTGATTGGTTCGCTTATGACACATATCCAGCACCAGCAAAACCTACTACTGAACTAGAAGAGCAACTAATACACATTTTTGGGCAGTGCACTCTGGAGCCCCACTCTTGCTGGTACGATGACAACGTGGCTGGGAAGATGCTCGAAGACTGGCAGATATTTGAGATGCAGCTACCAGCTATTCAAGCAGTAATAGATACAGAAATACGAGTCGCCATTGACGATGAACTAAAAACACTCCTATCTATCGTCCCTATGCCTGAGTTAAGCTACGGACAAGTTGAAGCTCGTATTAAAGAGTTGGAGGAACAGTCGTGACCGACCGAGAAACATTTATAGAAGAGTTAATGAACCTGGCACTGCCCGTAGACTCTGTTATGGAGTTAGTTGATAAGTACTTTGTATCAAAAGCATCAGTAAGAGAGGCTATTGGTCAGCAAGAAAACCCCTTCTTTAGAGGAGAATGGGAGGGGAGAAACGAAATGAGAAACATAATCTTAACCAGCCTAGGTTTATCAGAAGAAGGGAAGAAATAATGGGACTAATAATCGATAATATCGCCAACGATTTAGAAGATTTAGGTGGACACTTAGAGTGTACGGTATGTCATCTCGAACAACCAATTGGGAACATTGGCGTTAATCTATCTACTGGATGGCCGAAGCACTGCGGATATACGATGACATGGGTTACGGCAAGTCAAGAAGCTTTAAGGAGTAAGACATGACTCACATAATAGACACAGAAGAATCAATAATCCAAAAGGCGTTTAATAGCCGCAACTCAGCTATGTGGTCGTCTTTCTCGAAGCCAGACGTAAGGGAGCTAGAGTTTCTGCTAAAACAGTTGAGGGGAGGGGAATATGCCACTGACCTAGATAGGGTAACGTCAAGGCTTTCTACCGAGACAAGTCTAATAAGGTTTATCCTCCAACAAGTAAAGCAAGAGACTATAAAAGCCCGCTTGGACGAACTGGCGAGCTGGCTCCCAACTACTGATAGTTGGGGCAAGAACGAAGGTGCCTGGGGAGCTAGTAACCAGTTCAAAGAACGTATCAAGGACCTAACTAAGGAACTAAAGGAGACGGCATGAGCTTCCTATGCTTTGATGGTAGAACACTTACAGACCAGAGGTACGAACTATACGAAATAAGCTTTATACAGGGAGTAAAACGACTAATGCAACCATGGAGATACTACTTACACGGAACAATGGGACGGTCGCTAATTGTACGAACTGGTATATGGGCAGTGCAAGAGGAGCAAAGCAATGAGCTTTGAAGATGGCTTTGAATACGGATTCGATAAACTTAATGAAGACCAGGAGGAATTATGAGTATAACAGTCGAGAGAAATATGGCTTACACCTTAAGACAGAGTGGCATGTCTTATAGTCAGATAGCCCAGGCAATGGGGCTGAAACACAAGAGCAACGTTCAGTACTTACTGAGGGATTCTTACAAGCCTGCCAAGGCCCTATATCAAGTGAAGGTTCTGCTAGTGAAAGGCGAAGACGTTAAGGTAATTTCGTCTACTAAGTCGGAGAGCAAGGAAGCCGTGCTAAATACCTTACCAGTTATTTCCGAGCAGCTTATAAAGGAGGAATCATGAGACAAATAGTAGAGTATAAGACGCTCACGAGCAATTACTTTAACGACCTAGACGAAGAGATTAACTCCCATATTAAAGAGGGCTGGCAACCTTTTGGAGCGTCTACCCAGAATGGAAAAGCACAGGTTATTGTCAAATACGCCCCAGAAGACACAGTTGGTATTAACATGATACCAAGTCCACACCTTAGCCTAAAAGACCAAGCCAAACTCGATAAATGGATTAAAGACCCAGTACGTAGGGATAATAAAGGAAATTAAGGAGAACTAAATGACTAACGCTTCACCACTTGAAACTGTTGAACAAATTACTGTCGTACAGTGGTGCGAGTTGAACGGTCTCAAGCTGACAGCAATTCCAAACTCTACTTACACAAAGTCATGGAACCAAAAACGAAAGAACCATGCCGAAGGTGTGAGGGCGGGATTCCCTGACTTAATAGTACTCGTTGCTCCACGACAGTCTAAAGACAAACAAGGGCATATGCTTTGCGTTGAAATGAAGCGCCAGAAAGGCGGCGTTGTCAGCGAGGTACAAAAAGAGTGGCACAAAGCACTCAATGGACTCAGCTCACCACACATAGAGGCGGTCGTTGCGAGAGGGGCCCAAGAAGCCATCGAATACATTGGAAGCTTTCTTAAGTCTACCCCTAGTAATCCGTTCTAAATATGCTATACTATATATAGTAGTGTACTGGTATGTGCCCCTAAGTTGTGCGCTTAAATAATCTCTTAGAGGTTAGGGGTGCATTCGACTACATTAGCTATTGACAGTCATCAAGCGTTAGCAGTACTGTTAGTGCATAAGCGACGAGGGTTGCTTCGTACATTCCAGGGGTGAATGAACCTCCTTACTATATTTCCAGGACACCATCGGTATATCGCTACTAAGTTCATTCTAAGTCCTGGAATGAAAAGACATCAGGTCTGCCCCACCCTTACCTGATGTCTTTTTGTGTTAATATAGATATATAAACAAGGATTACGAAATGATTAAAAGAATTTTACTCGCAGCATTAGTAGGCCTCATTACGGCAATAGGGTTCTGGTTCTTAGGTCTTATTGTTGGACTGTTCCCAGTAGTAGGAGTTATCGGAGAAGCACTGCAAAACTTCGCATGGCTGTTTGGACTTATTGCAGGTGTCTATTACTACATTGTAGGCAAGAATCCTTTCGCCTAGTATAGATAAGGCGTTAAGTCGCCTAGCCGCTTGTATAAGCAGGGAACAAAAAGCCTCCGTATTTAGCGGAGGTTGTTCTTTTTGTCTTTGGCTAAAGGACGAAGTTCGTAACGTAGTTTTATTATACTACCAATAAGCTTTTCTTACTAGTTCTCTGACAAAATTATTGAGTCTGGTATAGCTACAATAATAGCTTCCGCTCCTAGTACCTTACGATATACGTCAGCATTCGCTATGTTCAATTCTGAGATAGGGTGGAGCAGTTCCATTACTTCAGTTCTTTAGTTTCAACAACAAGACTTGCACTGTTACTATCACCAGTTGTGGCACTAGCAATGCTCGTCAGAAGCGATATAAGGCCCGCTAAGCCGCTTACAGAAAGTAGGCTGATATAGTTCACATCTAGCAAACCAATAGCTCCCGCACCGAGCTGTGCAATCATTGCCTGAGCAATAGTCTTGATGCTGCGTTCGATGGCATCTGCCCAAAAAGTTCGTTTCGTTAATGCACTCATGATTTTGTTCTTTCTAGCCTCACGGGCTTTGTTAATTATGTTTTGAATCTTACGGTCTATCATGACTTCCTAAAAAGGCCAATAAGCCACTTGATAAGACGAATAATACGGTTTACCAGGTTGTTCCCAGCGTCTACAGGAGGAACTGGAACGGGCTCTTCTGGGTCTGGAGTTGGCTCTGGGATAGGCTCAGGAGCAACGTATGTACCAATAAGGGTAATCTCAGCGGTTGGAGGGGTTGAGCCTTCACTCGTACGCGCACGACTTTGCTCAACGCCATCAACTGTACGAATGGTATCAACCCACCAGTGTTCGCCGTTAATACCTGGTTGCTTAATAGCCGTCTCACCTAGCGCGAGTGTTGGGTCATTTTCAGTTACCTTATCGTAGCCAATAGTCTCCGTATACCGTTCGTCACGGTAGTCTTCCCAGCCAACGACTTTAACCCGACCAACATACTCACCCCAGCCTAGGTAGGTGCAGCCTCCGTTATACTGGCCATACAGGTTAATCATATTCTGCATGTTGGGGTGGAGGTAACCCGTTCCGTGATACCCAGCCTGTGTCGATGAAGCCGTATAGCCATCGTCAAGTCGGATTGCGACGTGTCCTTGCCAAACATTTCCTAGAGAGAAGTAGACAGGTACTGTAATACCTCTCGGAGGCTCTTCGGTGTGCTTAACGGGCTGTGCGTTCCAGGCAGCAATAGCTGTTGGGTACACCCCTGAAGTTGTTGGGTTGCTAGGCGTAGGCTTCGTTGCCTGGCCCCACGCTCCTTCTACATACCCTTCACACCATCCACCGACGTAGGGTATTCGCCAGTTTGCATCGTTTAACTGAATCCACTTACCCATGATTATGAGTCCTTTCGTTTATATTCTACCACCAAAACGAGCAGCATAGGGGCGGCAATCTTTTGCATACCACTAGTGATATTTGCCAGTCCTCTTAGCCACTCAAGTTCTACGCCGTAAAACCGGAACGCCCCGTAGATAATGCTAGGGATACAGAGTATTATGGCTGCAATGACAAAGCCAAGGATAATATTACGCAGTTCAGAGAGCCCGTCCTTTGGTTGTAGCACTTGTTCACTCTGTCTGACGAACAGATAGAGGTATAAAGACACAGCCTCAAGAGAGAGTAAAAGCCCTGACAAGATTGGGCCGAAGAAAATAGCAGCGAGGACTTCAATTATTCCTGCAGTAACGAATATCGAAAATAGTTTTTTGTGTTCTTTTATGTATTCCATTTTTGTTTTCCTCTCGAGTGAGTGGCATAGTATAAGTTAAACACAATGTCCTCTTTTTTTATAGCGGTGTTTACTTTACGTACGGCAGTATCTACCTGTTTAACAGCTTTAGAAGTAGACTTATTAATCTCAGCAAGTTTCTTTTCTACCTCTTTCTCCTTAGCAAGAATAACGGTATCGTCGATACTGTCTTGTGTCCGTTTACGGAAAGGAAACATGCTACGCTCCCTGTCTATTGTTGCTGATGATTGACTGGTCATATATCTTCTGCTGTTGTTCCGCTATTGATTTTAGTGTCCCTGCAACCTCGTCTCGATGTCTCTCTGCATCAAGTACGCGCTTGTCCTGTAGTTCCTCTAACTTAGAGAGCAACAGGTCTTCACGTGCTTGTGACGCTTTACGCTCGTCACGCCCTGTCTTATACAAGTATATTGCAGCAGCCAAGAATATCAAGGCAGCTGCGCCAGCTATACCTTGACCTAGGAAGCTTGACTCAACACCACTAGAGATTGCTTCTGCTAGGTAGTGATAATTCATGGCTGTAGGTCAATTATAGGAACTAGGAACCACACCGTCGTACCAACAGGCCTCTGATAGAAGTTACCCTGCTCGTCTCTCGCCATCTCAATGTCTCGACCATTTGCTCCAGCCTTTCCTGTCTTACCAGTAGGGCCAGCAGGCCCAGGAATAGCGGTCTCTGTCTTAATGACAGTTGTCACCTCAGTATGAGTAGAGAGTGAGTCTTGTCCAGCATCTCCCTTTTCACCCTTGTCGCCTCTCTCGCCTGCAATAGTTGTGTAAATAGGTTGGAGTTGCTTCTCAATTATCTTTACCTCAGTAGTCGGCCGATTAGCAAGCTCAACTTGTCTGTTCTCAATCTGAGCAATTTTGACGGTTCCCCAAGATATTAACGCAATCGCGGCAATGAGACCCAGAAACCAAGATATAAGAATGATTCTTATGAGCCTTTTGTTCTGTTCTTCTTGGGGTGTCTTCACTAATACTTCCTTGCTACGAAGTAAATGTTGTACGCCGAGCTAGCCTGGCTAAGGTTAAGCTTGTACCCAGTAGCACTTACAGAGGCAACAGTACCGACAATCACCGACACAATACCTGAGCCGTTATCTTCTAAGTGGTTAAGGACTTTCGTGTCATCACTAATACTTGTTGAGCTTGTCCCATTACTAAATGTGGAATCAACATGCTGAGGGATGGTTGCTCCAGCGAGGTACTTACCTTGAGAGAAGTGGCACTCTGTATCACCACCGCTGAATAGGCCACTTACATAGAAGTCAATCTCGTCTGGTTGGAAACCACAAGTAATAGTTGCTGTAAGTCCTGTTGAGCCAAATGCTACTGTTCCGTCTTTGATTAACATAGTTTTCTCCTTTATAAATATGCGTTTTCTGCAAATATCTCGTTTGGTGCTACTGACCCATCTGTACCTGCAGCTGTAGTGGCGCCAAGAGTGTACATGACAAATGCTGCCTGGGCGGTCAGGGTATAGTCGCTGGTTACGTAAGATGTTAAGTCCATTTCTACTGCGGCCGATGACTTAATGCGGGAAACTAGACTTGTAACTGCAAAACCAGCAGTCGCAGATAGTCCTGACAAAGAAGTAGGTGACACGGCAAAGTAAACGTTGGTAGTAGAGGCGTTATAAATACTTCCACACTGCCAGCCAACTCTCCATCCACCAATTGGGACGGTCAGCAAGAAGCTACTAGACAAGAAGGTGCCATAGGTTGCATTGCTTGAGGTGGCACCCCCGGGGTGCTTTGTAGATATTAACCACTTAGTTTTATTAGATGGGAAGCCATACGGAGCTTTGGCACTTGAGTACCTAGTCGCAGTCACGCCGCCACTAGTAGGAATTGTGTTGCCTTCTGGTACCTGGACCGTAACTGTAGTATTGGTAGCAAACGTAGCTGCCTGAACAATACCGTAGTCGAGTGTCGAGCTAACCAAACCGCTTGCTTGAAGGCCAAATGGCGAGTCGGCGTTTGTTGCTACGGCAGACCCATTAGCTGTGAGGTTATTTGCGTTGGTCGTATTAAGGTCATTGATTGAGTTATCGAATGAATAGGCCGAAACAATGCTGTGTGTAGAAATCAGAGACGCAGTGAGACCTTGAGAGATGAGCGTACGGACGTTTGATTGGGTAATTTTGGCGCTAGCCACAAAAGCCTGAGAAATCTTCCCTGCGAATGGCACAGTGCCCCCGTTTTGTGAGCCAACCTCTAAGTTCCCTGCTTGGATTAGGGCTGTCGGGTTAGTTCCTGAGCGTAGAGCCTGAGCTGGAATATCCACGCCATCTAGCATGATATAGCTAGTAGTAGGTGTTGCCGTAAAGGCTGACATGTCAAGCTGAGCAGCAATATGAACCCACCTATTGAGAGGAACAGACTGATAGCTCGTCACGTTACTTTGGTTGGCATTACTGGCGTTATAGCCGCGGAACACTATTTGTCCTGTTGAAATAATGTCTAGTATCCAGCCACTAGTCCCATTGTATCGAGACATTATTGTACCGTTGGCGTAGCTGGTCAATTTTACCCAGGCTCCAGCAGCAAAGTCGTCGGTAAATGTCATGCCAGCTGGAGAGGTCTTGTTAAAATACTGAGTCGTGCCGTTGAGCGATGTACATTGTGTCGGGGCTGCTACTGTGCGAGTAGTGCTAAAGCGAGTACCTGGGTTAAGAGACCCTGTAAGGTCTGTGCCGTTAAATACAAGGTCGTAAGAATGATTCCCGTTGTAGGTGACTGTGTTTGGGGCGGTAGAAGCTGTCCAGTCGGCAGAAGGAGTTTGTGAGCCCACGGTGAGAGTTGTAACTGTCAGGGCTGTTATTGTTCCAGTCGGAGCAGTGACAGAATCGGCCGTGATAGCGCTGTGAGTACCGTCTAGCTTGTGTTGGACGCGTATACCTTTACTCATCATAGAGATGTGGGTAGCAGTAGCATAGTCTACAACTGTTGCACCAAGAGCGTGAGTCTGATTTGTTCCAGCTGTCCAAACAACACTAGTAACCTGGACGCCAGAGGTATCAATGATGCCTGTAAACGTTTGTTTCTTCGTTGCGTCGGTTGGGTCGATAACGAATACGGCAGGCTCACCGTTAGTGTACCCAGATACAGAAGCGAGCTGTACGGTAGTTGCTCCAGATGCTACAGAACCAGCAGTCGTTGTAGTAAAACCATTTTGGGCTCTTGGAAAGTGATTTGTGACGCTTCCGACGTTCGTTGCCATTGTTTTTGTTTTCCTGTTCTTTTAGTTTAATAATACCACAAATTATGACCTGTCAAGACGCCAAATTCTGAAATCTATAATCAATGTTTCTCTGTAAGGGTCTACCTTTAGAGTTAAGTCCTCTCGCGTGATATTCCAGTGTCCTTTGTTTGTCTCTACGACTTGTTGCTGCTTTTGCACACGCTCGACAGCTTCGCCTGTTTTTCCCGACGATAGTATTCTCCTTCGTAAACTCATGCCCATTCTTGCAGTGAGTCTTTTTAAGGTTCTCGGCACTAACTCCTACTCCTCGTGCATTGTTTACCCATTGAGTAACAGGCTCCAGATGGTCAGGGTTGATACAAGCCCTATTCCTACACAAATGGTCTACTACTAACTCAGACGATATTACGCCTCTATACAGTTGATAGTACAAACGATGAGCCGTTAAGGTGTGACCTGCGAATTTAACTTTTCCGTAGCCACCGACATTTAGACTTAAATTCCATACCCAACACCCTGTTGGCGAAACTGTATAGTTACTGTCCATCCTGTGCCTTAGTTTTAATATCTTTGCCTGTGGGTAGTTTTTTAATTCAAATCTCATATATTGAATATACCACATAACTTCCACATACTCTAGGACCTATCGAGCCTCCAAATTCTGGGCATTCCGCCGTTGGTACTTGTCCCCCAACTCTGAAGTGTCCTTAGTACATAGCCAGCGTCAATTGAACTGGTAGTAATGACCCACTGGATTGCGTTTAACTCACGACCGAGGCGGAAGTATCGCTTTACCGACGACTCAGAGAAAGTGTCGATTGCTGTTGAAGTATCATCCCAGAGAGTTGTATCCCACAAGAAAGTGTCCCAACCAGTGTCGGTAAGTTGCGAGGTGACAGTAGCCGTACCCTGCGAGGTAAACCCACGGCCACGCTCGAGACCGATTAGTTCAACCAAGATTTCTCCACTTGGATTAGAAAACTCCATTTCTGCCTGTTCAGTCCACTGAAACTCGAATCGGTTCTTTGT